CCCTTTCGCTCAAGGATAAAGAAGATAACTACAGACAGGCTGAATTTGTGATGAACCACAAGCAGCAGCTCCAACAGCTACAGCAGGAATCAGGAGTTCAGATGATTTCACCCGATCAATTTGTTCCCGGAGATAAAGACGAACTGGATCTGTGGATGGCCGAATATGCAAGACTCCCGGAAGAAATTCTGTACCAAAAAGGAACCAACGATGTTATTGCTTCTAACGGGTTTTTTGGTGAAAACAAAGAAAAACTTCTGCATGATTCAGCCGAAGTAGGGCTTATAGCTACCTACACATGGATGGACGAAGACGGAGTAATCCACATCGAATGGGTAAAACCAGAGAATTATTTCTATTCTTATTCAGAGCTAAATGATATGCGCGATACGTCTTGGCGTGGCCGCGTTGTAGGTATGAAAATCAGTGAAGTACGTAAGCGTTGGGGCGTTGAATTTGGCGGTAAATTGACAGAAGAAGAAATATGGGTACTTGCCAACAGTGCTAAGGAATACCAACTTTACGACAAGCTAAGATGGCTCGTTGAATGGAACGTTGCAATCCTTAGACCTTACGACGAATGGAATATTGATGTTATCCATTTTGAACTTAAAACCGTTGATTCTGATCCGTATACGCTGGTTACCACAAAAAAGAATAAGAGTACGATCATAAAGAACGGCAGGTCGTCTAAACCTGCTGATAACGAAGAATTTGTAGAGTCTAAACGCGAAAGCATCTACGAAGGATATTACGTCCGTGTTCCTGAAAAAATGCTCTACTGGGGTCTGAAAGAAAACATGATCCGCCCCAATGATCCTAAAGAAATAGGGCAGGCCATGTTCTCTTATGCCTCCTATATGTACCAGAATCAGGACATGAAAAATCTGGCAGTCCCGGAAAAGATACAGGAACCAGCAGAACAAATGATTCTGGCAAGATATAAAATGCAGCAGTGCGTAATGAAGATGAGGCCACTTGGAGCGGCTATTAATCTGGATGCACTGGAAGAAATAGATTTAGGTCTTGGCGACAAAAAACAATCGCAAAGCAATAAACAGGTTTTCGATCAAATTGGCGATCTCTATTACAGAGGGAAAGATGCCGAAGGTAATCCTATTCCTATTCCTATCACTGAGCTTACAAACAGTGGTTTCGTTGCCCAAATGCAGGGGCTTATTCAACTTTATGAACACCATTATCAGGTGCTTAAAGATGAATTAGGTGAAGATCCAAACCTAGCGACAGCAGCATCAAAACCAAGAGTTGCAGAAGGAAACGTCCAAACTTCACTTCAGGCAGCAGACGAAGCAACCGACTATATGTACGATGCCTATCTGTACGTCATGGAAGAAACGGCAAAAAGAGTTAGTTGCCTGCTTCATACCAGCGTAGATTTCGGAGCACAGGCATACAGACATTTACTTCAGGAAGATGATATAAAAGGAAGATATTTTTCTACAAGAATAGAAATGCTTCCCACGGAAGCTGAAATGCAATGGCTTTCTAATTTCCTGAGTCAGGCATTGCAAAGTAATCCACAACTCTATATGTTTTGTGATCCTGCAAAGGTTATGAGAATAGCAAAAGACGACGTAAAGCTATCTGAATGGTACGTCCGGCAGTGTATGAAAAAAATGTGGCAGTCCCTGGATCAACAAAAACAACAGGATCAGCAGGCAAATATCCAATCCCAAAGACAAACAGCCCAAGATGCAGCACAGGGAGCGCAACAAATGGAGCAGCTTAAAGCACAATTTGAACAGCAAAAAACAGCCGATTTAAGCAGGGCTGACAAAGAAAAGATTCTATTACAGGGGTTCGTTACTATGTGGAGTACCCCCGGAGTTGTCGTTGCCCCAGAACTTAAAGCACTAGAGGCAGAAGTAATAAAAAATGTTGCCTTACCGCTCTTTGCCGAAAATCAGGTTAATGGTGCAGCAATGGCGCAAGCAAGTCAAATGCATCAATTAATGGATCAGCAAGATCAGCAGAATGCACAAAATAATCAACCAGTAGACCCGAACCAACCACCACAGCAACAGCAACCACAACAAAATCAACCGCAGCCACAAGCTGCATAAAAAAAAACTATGGCCACTTACACAGTGATAAACCAAAATGATAGCCCTGCTCTTCGTGAGCAGTCGGCGCTCGTAAGTTTGAACCAAAGTCAGGCAGCGATTTATTTGGGTGGTATGGGAGCCGTAACTCTAGGTGAACGGTGTATGGTTGTAAGTTCAAATATGTATGGATTTGTTGACACCGTGGATTTATATGGCACAAGTTTCAAAATAAAACCACAATATCCTTGGGGTAATATGGCTAGTATTTATGGTGGACATTTGGCTGCAAATGATTTAATAACACTATTTTAAATATATAGAAAATGGTTAACGCATATTCAGATCAAACTTTACAATTCAATTCTAAAGGCTCTATTAGTCTTGACACTTCGCAATTTGACTATGTTTTGGTTCAAATAATTGGAGCAAGTACAGCACTTAGTTTTAATACAACGCTTGATTCTGGTGCGGTTACGGGTAGTTCTGATGGCAATGCCACAAGCGCAACTAACTGGGTAAGTTGTATCGGAACAAATACGGCTACCAACGCAACATCTACCGCATCAGCTGGTAATGGGATATGGAAGTTTGCGGTAGTTGGTAGGTTTTTACAGATAACCGGCGGATCTGGGGCAACAGTTACCAAGATCCTTGTCATGTATACAAAGATTCAATAAACGAAATAAATATTTTATGCCAGAAGTAATAGAAGAAAAAGTAGTTACAGCCAAGCCAGATGAAAATAGGACGCTCTTTAACGTTACCAGTAATCCGTTTTCGGATGAAGGTGGAGTAAAACCGCCTGCTGAACAAACCGTAACTCCGCCAACACTCGATACGCAGACTGTAACGCCTCCTGTTATACCGCCAACTGAAGAAACAGTAGATGCAGACGAATTTCTAACCAAAGAAACCGGCTGGAAAACATGGGATGAGGCCAAAGCGGCTAAGGCTGAACTCGATGAGTTGAAAAAACTTCCAAAATCAGAGCAGGCAAAATTTACTCCTGAAGAAAGAGAAAAGTTATTTGAAGATGCTTATCCAATACTTCAGTCAAAAAAACAACTTGAAAGAGTTGAAAAACTAGATGCTACAAAGCCAAAAGATGCGGCTGAAATTATAAAATTAGACTTAGCTCTTAAAAATAAAGACTTAACTCAGGATGATGTGGATTTCATTTTCAGTGAGAAGTATGAGATTCCTGACAAGCCTAAAAAGACAGACGATCAGGACGATGATGATTATGCAGCGAAAGTAGCAAAATGGGAAAGCCAGGTAGAAAGGATTAACCGCAGATTATCGGTTGATGCCAAACTAGCAAAACCTGAACTTTCCAAATTCAAAAGTGAATTAGTATTACCAGATATTCCAAAGTTTAACCAGCAGCCAGAACAGCCTACCCAAGAATCATTGGATGCAGTAAAGGCTATAAGGGATAACTTTTTACGTGCAGTTGATACAGACTTTGCCAAGTACGACGGATTTTCAACGACGGTAAAAGACGAATCAGTCGAATACCAAGTATCGTTTAAAATTGACGACAAAGACAAAGCTGAAATAAAAAAACTAGCGCAGGAAATGAATATTGACGACTATTTCGGCAAACGTTGGTTCGATGAAAAGGGTAACACAAAGGTTGAGCAAATGATGTCTGATCTCTACTTTCTTGAAAAGAGGGAAAAGGCAATTCAAGGGGTTGCGAATAATGCAGCATCCGAGAGAAGGAAAGAAATCATTAAGCAAAACTCGAACATTAAATTAAATGGCGTTACCACAAAGGTAGATATTCAACGTCCACCTGAACTAGAAAAGAAACACAAGGAAGAAGCTGCAATCTGGTCAGCCTAATCTTTTTGTTCACAATTAAAAAATTAAAAAATGGCAACAGGAATACCAACCGGGAATATCTTGCAGCCGGGCGAAATCTCGTTATCTACGGGAGCGAACCGGGCGCTGGTTTCCCAGTTACAACTACTTAAACCTCAATGGTACAAAGAGTACGTTGAGAAATATGGCAATGAGAATTTCACATGGTTCGTCTCTACTTATGGAGGCATGGAACAGGTTTACAATCAGCAGTATTTTTGGTTTGAAAACAGAGGCAAATTAATGCCTGCTATCACAAACCTGAATAACGTATCTGCTCCTGTTAACACAGCTATTGTCGTTACTCTTTCTCCAAACGACCATTTCAACAGTGGTACGCAGGCTCCTATCAGAGTTGGTGAAACATTAAGGGTTGCATCTTCAAATATTGAAGGTGTAATAACTGCAATAAGCACCACTACTCCGGGAGCATTCACAGCAACAGTAACTCCAAAACAAATTACGCAGGGATTTACATCAGCAGGGTCAACATCTCTTCTTGCAGGTGAAGTCTTGAATTTTGGTGGTGATATGGACGCTGGTGAAGCATCTGCAAATATCAATGCACTTATCCATCTTGACCAACAGTATTTAAACACTGTTACAGAAATGAGGGATAGCTGGTCAGCAACAGATGAAGCAGAAATGGCAGAAGTGTATTACGATTCAGGTGTAACAGGGGATTCAATGGCAGGCGGAATGCAGGCTGGAACAAGTTTATTCACGTACAAAGGACTTGTAAAAACAAATACAAGATACCTGAATAACATTGAAAATAAACTTATGCGTGGTGGTGCAGTTACAAATACTGCCGCCAACTCAACCTCCCCAGGTTCTGTTGGTGTTATTCCAAAAATCAATACCGATGGTGAAACAGTTGGCTACACTCCGGGCAATCTGGATATAGCTAAACTGCATGAAATCACCCGTATCATGGACGTTAATGGTGGAGCAAATCAGGTAATGATGCTCTGCGATATGTATCTGCGTCAGGATTTCAGTGACGGTATTTTCCAGACATTCCCAGCAGGAGCCTTCGTTTGGGGTCGTGGAGAAGCATCAGAAGATGCAAGTGTAGCATACGGATTCCAGAATATTAAGATTGACGATTATCTTTTCCAAGTGAAAAAATATCGCAATTTCAATACAGAGTTCTCAACTGGTAAAACACCGGGAACAGATTTCTTCCGTAACTACGGGTTGATAATTCCGCAGGGAACTTCAATGGACTACAAAGATTCCACTAAAATTTACAAAAACTTTACTGTTATGTTCCAGCAACCAGTAAAAGGTGGAACGATAGGAAACGGTATCCGTGTTTGGCAATGGGGTGGTGGTTCTCAGAACCCAACAAACGGTACAATGCAAGATCAGGTTGAAATGATTTGCTATCGAGGTTCAAGAATCGTGGCCGCGAATCAGTTCATTCAAGTTGAAGCTGCATAAGTGATTGATTGTGAGGGTATAAAAGCCCTCACAATTTTCAAAATAAAATTGGTTCTTTGACACGTATTCCTTATATTTGAAGTCTAAAAACTTGAATATATGGGAATAATTTACAGAATTACAACGCCAACAGGGAGAGAGTACGTAGGTAAAACTTGGAATTTAAAACGAAGGATAAGTGATTATAAGTACAAGTTGAATAACCGACATAGTATTATAATAGGGTCTATTAAAAAGTATGGATGGGCTGCTCATAAACTTGATATTCTTGAGGACAATGTACCAGAAGAAATATTAGATGAGCGAGAAATGTTTTGGATTTCAGAGTTGAAAACATATCATTATGAAAATCCATTAGGGTGCAATATGACAATGGGAGGTGATGGTCAGCGAACCACTTGGATGCACGATAAAGAAAGGAGAGAAAAGCAGGCTAAAAGATTTACTGGTGACGGGAACCCATTTTTTGGTAAAAAACATTCTGAGGACTTAAAAAGAAAATCTTCAATCAGAACTTCAGGATATAATAAAAAAAATGGCATAATGATTCCAGACTGGGGTGTTAAGAAAGGTAGAGATAAAGTAGTTAAAGCAATAGTGCAGTATAGTTTAAATGGCGACTTTATTTCAGAATATGGGTCAATAATTGAAGTAGAGAATAAACTTGGGATAGATCACAGTTCTGTAAATTTTGTTTGTAATGGTAAGAGGACGCAAGCTGGCGGGTTTATTTTTAGGTATAAGACAGAAAATTATCCGTTAAAAATAGAAGTAGGAGAAATAAAACAACAATCAGTAAAAAAACCGATATTGGCAATTTATAAAAATAAAACAAAAGAGTTTCAATGCGCGGAGGATGCTTCAAAAGAGTATGGAATACCAAAAACAACAATTATACGAGCAGCAGCATATAGAAATGGTAAACCAATCCGAACCGGGCATATTTTTAAATATAAAACATAAATTTTATGGCAAGCGGAGCAACTTTAAAAGACGTAAATTTTTCCAGGAGTAGGGAAGAAAAATTAAAACAACCATTTGAAGAATTTGAACAAATTCATTTAACTGACATACCAGAAACGTTAGCGCCAAACTCTGGTAAAGTCATTCTAAAATTAGTGGATGGAAATACTCGAAATGGTAAACTTTATTTAGATGGTATTGATGATGTGATTAACCCGGAAACAGGGAAGAAAGAGCGTATCAGATTAATCAGAGGCGAGGATGAAATATGGCAGAAAAAACAAAAAGATCTTGATAAAGATTACATAAATAAAAACCGTATAAGTCTTGTATTTATAAAGGGGGTTTGTATTCTTGAGCCAACAGATCAGGCTGCAATTAAATTTTCTGAACTGTCTAATTGTTTTGTAGGAAACCCAAAAAAAATTGCAGGTAAAAAGCATATGTTCTTCAAATGGGACCCAGCAGCACAGGAAAAGGCAGCATTTGAAAAAGAAATGTTTGAATATGAGATAGTTCAACTTGCAATGTCACAACCAATAGAAAAAGTAAGAAAGCATCTAGTATTCTTGGGCGGAGTTTCGCTAAATGATGAATATGGGCAACCCAGATCAGACGAAGGTATTCGCGCTCTTTATTTACGCAGAGCAAAAGAAATTCCAAAGAGGTTTAAGGATACGATTGATTCAAAAGAAGTTGAAGTATCATATCTTATCAGAAAGGCAATCACTGATTCAAAAATTGATACAGCAGGTTCAGGAGGAAGAATAAGATGGGCGCAAGGTGGTGGAGATATTTGTATGCTTCCAAAAGGAAGAAGTGCATACGAATACCTGTTAGAATTTGCATTATTGCCAACAGATGAAGCAAAAACATTTTTAAAACATCTTCAAAAAACTGTATAACTATTGACCGTAGACTTTGTATATCAGTTAATGTTCGCTGTCATAAATAAAAGCCAGAACGGTTATCTCGATCCGGCAACATTTAATCTTTTCATAAATCAGGCGCAATATTCGTATTTGGATTATATGCTTGGTGAGTTTCAGCAGTATCAGACTGGTAGACCAGTACCGAAAGTTCAATATAGTATGACTGAATCAACAAGACAGGCGTTGACTCCATTTATAACTGCCCCAATTTCGTTAACGATAGATGTAACAGGATTTTCTGCGTATCCGTCAGACTACCAGCAAGCAGATGCAAT